ATTCTCCGGAGTGACTGGAGTTCAGACGTGTGCTCTTCCGATCTTAGGTATTAAACAGGCAAGGAGTAATAAAACACTATGTGCATATGTCAATGATGCAATTGGTTTTCGGATGAACACTGAAGTAGTTTTATATTATTCAGATTATTTCTTTGGAACAGCAGATGCTATATCTTTTAATAAAAATATATTGAGAATACATGATTTAAAGACTGGTGATTCAGGACACATGGAACAGCTTATGGTCTATGCTGCGTTGTTCTGTTTGGAATACAGAGTGAAGCCTGGCGATATTAAGATAGAGCTTCGTCTTTATAAAAATGATGAGGTCGAAGTATTTAATCCTACAGCAGAAGATATTTTACCAATCATGGATAAAATTGTTAGTCTTAATAAAATTATGGAAGAAATTGACGAGGGGGTAATATAACATGAATTCAGTAGCAGAAGAGATTCTTTCCTATATGGGAAGTCAAGCATTCAGTGAAGAAGAATTTCTTGCTCATTATGGAATGCCTCGTCGAAGTGGAAGATATCCATGGGGCTCGGGAGAGGAGCCATTTCAGCATAGCGGAGATTTCTTATCAAGAGTAGAAGAGATGAGAAAATCTAAGTTTACTTATACTGATGAAGATGGCGTAAAATGGACTGGAGACAATGCAATAGCTAAATCTCTTGGGTACACTTCAAGCGATTTTAGAACTGTATGTGCCATCGCTAATAATGAGCGTAGGGCTGTAAAAGTTGCCGCCGCTAAAGCATTAAAAGAAAAAGGATTTAATGCAACTGAAATTGGTAGGCAGATGGGAATTAATGAATCGTCTGTCAGGTCTTTACTTGATGAAAAAGCAGAAGAGAGAATGAACCAGGCTAGAGCAACTGCTGATTTTTTAAAAGAACAAGTTGATAAAAAGAAAATGATAGATGTCGGTTCAAAAGCCAACCTTGAATTAAATGTTTCTAAAGAGAAAATGGATCAGGCTCTTTATATGTTGCAGGCAGAAGGTGGCTATGAAATTTGGGGAAATAGATTTCCACAGGCAACTAATAAAGGACAGTTGACAACTCAGAAGGTTCTGTGTGTTCCTGGAACACCACACAGCGCCATATACGATTTTGGTAAGGTTCAGACTATTGGCGATTATATTACTAGAGATGATGGAAAAACATTTGAAAAGAAGTTTCATTATCCTGAGAGTTTGAACTCTAAGCGTCTTGAAATCTGTTATGCAGAAGATGGTGGTATAAAGAAAGATGGTCTTATTGAACTTAGAAGAAATGTCCCAGACCTTTCATTAGGAGAGTCTCGATATTCTCAGGTTCGTATTATGGTGGATGGCAAGAAATACATAAAAGGAATGGCAGTATATGCTGATGATTTACCAGAAGGTATAGATGTTAGATTTAACACCAATAAGTCAAACAAACTATCTAAGCTAGAATGTCTCAAGGATGTTAAAAGCGACCCAGACAATCCTTTTGGAGCCCTCATCAAAGAAGAAGGCGGACAGTATTGGTATACAGATTCAAAGGGTAAAAAGAAGCTTGGGTTAATTAATAAAACAAGAGAAGAAGGAGAATGGGAAGAATGGAAAGATTCTTTGCCATCTCAGTTCTTGTCAAAACAGAATAAGGTATTAGCCGAGAAACAGCTAGGAATTGCCAAGGCAGATAAGCAGTCTGAGTTTGATGACATAATGGCATTGAACAATCCTACTATTAAAAAATATTATCTTGATAAATTTGCATCATCATGCGACTCAGCAGCAGTGCATTTACAGGCAGCTGCATTACCAGGTCAGAAGTATCACGTAATATTACCATTAACTACCATGAGCGATAGAGAAGCTTATGCTCCTGATTATGCTGATGGAACTAAACTTGCATTGGTAAGATACCCGCATGGTGGAACATTCGAAATACCGATAGTTACTGTTAATAATAGAAATAAAGAAGCTATTAAGATGATTGGTAAGTCTTCAACAGATGCTATAGGTATTAGTGCTAATGTCGCAGGAAGATTATCTGGTGCAGATTTTGATGGCGATACTGTTATGTGTATTCCAACCCATGATAGGGGCGGAAAAGTAAAAATTACATCTACTCCAGAATTAAAAGACTTAGAGGGATTTGACCCTAAGCTTAATTACGGTGGAGAATGTAGAAAAGATAGTGATGGTAAAGAACATTATTATCGTAATGGTAGAGAGTATCGCCTGATGACAAAGACTGATACTGAGATGGGAAAAATTTCTAATCTTATTACTGATATGACCCTGATAGGTGCAACTGAAGATGAGCTTGCAAGAGCGGTAAAACATTCAATGGTTGTTATCGATGCCGAGAAACATCATCTGGATTATAAGCAGAGTGAGCTTGATAATAACATTGTTGCACTTAAGAAGAAGTATCAGGGAAAAGCTCAAGGCGGAGCCGCTACAATTATCTCACAATCAAAAGGTGAGTATGATGTAGATAAAAGACAGGGTACTCCTCGTACTAATCTTAAGCGTAACGAGTATAAGAATAATCCAGAAAAGGGAGACATTTGGTATGACCCAAGTCGACCTGAAGGTGCCCTTCTCTATAAGAAAGCTGATGATGCTGATTATCAGATAACCAAGGTTAATAAGAGAACTGGTGAGGTAACCACTATTACTAAAACCCGCCAACAGAAGAGTACTAAGATGGCCGAGACAGATGACGCCAATACACTAGTATCTACTCATCGTCATCCTATGGAATTAGTGTATGCTGATTATGCTAATGCAATGAAAGATATGGCTAACAAGGCTAGAATTGCTATAGCAGATACGGGTAAGGTTGCATACAGTAGGGAGGCTAAGAGTAAGTATGAGGGGGAGGTAAAATCTCTTTTAGAAAAACTTAATAATGCTGAAAAGAATGCCGTTAGAGAGAGAGCTGCACAGAGAATTGCTAATGCCAACATAAATGAGAAATTAGAAGCTAATCCTGACATGAAAGCTAAAGATAAAAAGAAAGTTTCTCAGCAGGCTTTAAGCAAGGCAAGACTTGAAGTTGGTTCTGTTAAGAGACGAGATAGAAACATAGTAATCACTGATAATGAATGGGAAGCTATTCAGGCAGGTGCTGTGAGTGAAACGATTCTTAAACGAATACTAAATAATTCGGACCCAGATTCGTTGAGAGCAAAGGCAATGCCTAAAGAATCATCAGCCTTATCAGATGTTAAGATAGCCAGAATTAAAGCGATGTCTGCTTCATACACAATTGCACAGATAGCTGATAAACTTGGCTATTCAACATCAACAATTTCTAAAGCTTTGAAAGGAGGAAATTAAGCATGACTAAAACATCTAATGATTGTAGATTGACTACATTTGACAATCCTTACAATCCATTTACACAGTTTGCTGAATGGTTGTTGTTTGACAATTCAAAAGATTACTTTACATTAAACAAACTTGCTAGAATTGAACAAGTTGATGAAAGTATGTCTGAGAATGAAATAAACATTGAACATGAAAGAGCAATTGATGAAATCATACAGAACGATTTCCTCAACATCTATAAAAAAGTGTACAGAAATGAAGAAATAAATGAACAGATTGCATGATATATGTGTAAAAGTATAGAGGGGGTCTAAAAATGAACACCCCCTCCCATCATCGCGCCGGTCTTTATATTTTCCCCGGAGGGAATTTTCGAAAAAGCAAATCCATTTTTTAGACAGCATTTAAAAGAACCTATAATATTTAAAGCATTTAGTACAAGTTGTAAGTCACCTCTCGATTATATTTTATTGCGCCATGATGTAAATTCTCCTTTCTTTGGGTATTATAGGTTCTTTTAAGTGCTGTCTTATCATTTATAAAGACTACAAAACTAACTGAGAAGTATAAGAAAGGAGGCGGTAAGGATGCCCAAAGTCAAGAATTCTGATACTCAAAGAAGAATGCGTCCGGCATTAACACCAGAAGCACGAGAGAATCAGCTCATTTCTTTAGCTGTAGACCTTGCCGAAAAGCAGTTAAGAGAGGGGACAGCTTCATCTCAGGTGATTACACATTATTTGAAGATGGGTTCTCCAAGTGAACGACTCAAAAGAGAACAAATGGAAGAAGAGAACGAGCTACTTAAGGCTAAGACCAAAGCTATCAGAGAGTCAGGAGACATGTCTGTAATGTATGAAAAAGCTATAAAGGCAATGCAGTCGTATTCTGGAAAGGATGAAGATGAGTAGGATTCTTTCATATTCGGAACTAATTACTATCCCCACTTTTGAGGAGCGATTTGAATATCTCAGTTTGAATGGACGAGTTGGTGATGCAACATTTGGATTTGATAGATATCTAAATCAGGCATTTTACAAGTCTAAAGAGTGGCAGCGTATACGGGATTTTGTGATAATCCGAGATAATGGTTGTGATTTGGCTTTTTCTGGTAGGGAGATTTATGAGCGAATAATTATTCATCATCTTAATCCTTTGACTAAAGAAGATGTAATTCAGCATACGAGAAAATTACTTGATCCAGAAAATCTTGTATGTACGATTAAACAGACTCATGATGCGATTCACTATGGAGATAAAAATTTATTAATGAAGAATCCAGTTGAACGAAAAATAAATGACACATGTCCTTGGAGACATTAACGGAGGAGATATGACAGATAGTATATTAAATTCAATCAAAGGATTACTATATATAGATGAATCTGAAAAAGGATTTGATAGTGACATAATTATGCATATCAATTCTGTATTCATGGTGCTTAATCAGCTTGGCGTCGGTCCAGATGAAGGATTTACAATAAGCGACGATTCAGCAACATGGTCAGATTTTATTGGCAAAGATAAATCATTAGAAGGTGTGAAGACCTATGTTTACATGAAGGTTAGAATGATTTTTGACCCGCCGACCAGTAGTTCAGTAATGGATTCTATGAAGCGGTCAATTGATGAATTTGAATGGCGATTAAATATTGCCGTATCAAATAAAAAGTAGAGGGCAATTATGGAACAGAACGAATTAATGCATTACGGAGTTATGGGAATGAAATGGGGGATTAAAAGAGCCGCTTCCAAGAGTTCCCAAAACAATAAATTAGAATTGAAAGCCTTGAGATATGATAAGAAAGCAGCAATTCAATCAAAAAAATCAGAAAATGCACATTCTAAGAATGATCTTGGTACAGCAAATAAGAAGGCTAAAAAAGCAAACGAATATTTGAAGAAAGCCGCTAAATTACAGACTAAAGCATTAAAAACAGACAATGACATAAAGCGAAGTAATTTAGAGAAAAAAGCGGAAATCCTAAAGTATAAATCAGCAAAAAAAAACATAGATGCAGACAGGATTTCAAAACTAACTGGATATAGTTATAAGGCTATGCACTATTCTGTTAAATCAGATAAATTTAAAAAGAAGGCAGCAAAAGCACGAATGATGATTTCCAGTAATAACAAATACATCACAATGATGAATCATCGTGTTAGTACGTTACCAAAAGACAAACAGGAATTAGCGATGAAGTACCTGGGTAAATAGGAGGCTCAAAATGGAAAACGAATTATACCATCATGGCGTCCTAGGTCAGAAATGGGGCGTAAGAAGATACCAGAATAAAGATGGAAGTCTTACTATGGCTGGAAAGAAGCGTGCGTTGCGAATCCAGAACGATTATACAGAACTTACTAATAATAAGAAGTATAGAGACCGTAATGGTAATATGACCTATGCTGGTCGTAAAAAGGCTCTTGCTTTACAGAATGAATATACAAATGTTACTGGTAAAAAACACCTTATAGCATTCAATAATAAGACTGGTGCAAACAAGCAGCCTTATCAGAAGAGTATTAGTGAGATGAGTAATCAGGAATTACAGGCAAAGGTCGATAGACTTCGATTAGAGAAGCAATTAAAAGACCTTACGCCAGAGCATAAAACAGCTGGTCAGAAATTTGTCGGCTTTGTCAAGGATACATCAATGTCCATAATTAAGGATAAGGGAACTAGAATACTTGGTGATTATGTTGATAAGCAGGTTCGAGATGCTATAGGACTTAATAAGAAAGACCCATTAACCAAGTCTCAGAAACTTGCTCAGGATGCCAAAGATGCGGCAAACAAGAAAGTAATTGCTCAGGTTGAAGATTACTTTAAAGAGCGAGATAAAGGCAAGAATACAGCAACTGAGACTAAGAAAGATTCTGGATATACTATGACAGAAGCTCAGAAGAAAGAACATGATGCATTATTTGGTAATCATGAAACAAAAACTGAATCAGATGCTGAAAAGCGCAAAAGAGAACATGACCGATTGTTCTCAGGAAGATATGTAGATTAAGGAGAATATATGGCGTTATCGAATACAGCCACACCGATTTATTATGGCAGGTTTCGAGATGCCGTAATTAGAGGCGAAATACCAGTATGCGAGGAAATTTCTATGGAGATGAATCGTATAGATGCTCTTATAGCAAATCCTGGTGTATGGTATGACGATAAAGCGGTAAATGGCTTTATAAAATATTGTGAGAGTGAACTTACATTAACTAATGGCGATGATTTATTTCTTCTCGATTCATTTAAGCTGTGGGCTGAGGAAATTTTTGGTTGGTATTATTATATAGAACGAAGTATTTACGTGCCAGACAAAGATAATCATGGCGGACATTATGAGAAGAAAATCATAAGAAAAAGGCTCATAAATAAGCAGTATTTAATCGTTGCCAGAGGCGCAGCTAAATCAATGTATGCATCATGCATACAAAATTATTTCTTGAATGTAGATACATCTACATCTCATCAGATAACAACGGCTCCAACAATGGCTCAGGCAGAAGAGGTTATGTCACCTTTTAGAACAGCCATAACAAGAGCCAGAGGTCCATTATATCAATTCTTAACAGAAGGTTCATTGCAGAACACGACAGGCTCAAAAGCTAATCGTGTAAAGTTGGCAAGTACCAAGAAAGGAATACAGAATTTTCTCACAGGTTCGTTATTAGAAGTAAGACCTATGTCAATAGATAAATTGCAGGGATTACGAGTTAAAGTAGCTACCGTCGACGAATGGCTTTCTGGTGATGTTAGAGAAGATGTTGTTGAGACACTTGAACAGGGAGCTGCAAAGGAACAGGGTGGCGGACAGAATGACGATTATTTGATAGTTGCCATTAGTTCTGAAGGTACGGTTCGTAATGGTTCTGGCGATACAATCAAAATGGAGCTAATGAAAATCCTTAAGGGAGAACATAATGCTCCTCATACATCTATTTTCTGGTACAAGCTCGACAGCATTGATGAAGTAGGTGACCCGTCTAAGTGGCTCAAAGCCAATCCTAATCTGGATAAGACTGTCACATATGAGACATATCAAGAAGCGGTCGAAACAGCTGAAAAAAACCCAGCTAAGAGAAATGATATACTCGCAAAGCGATTTGGACTTCCGATGGAAGGTTATACATATTATTTTACATATGAAGAAACTCTTCCACATAGAAAGAAAGAATTTTGGCAGATGCCTTGTGCGTTGGGAGCAGACCTTTCTCAAGGCGACGATTTCTGTGCTTTTACATTTCTATTTCCATTATCCAGCGGTTCATTCGGAGTTAAAACCCGTAACTATATAACTGAATTAACATTAAAAAAACTACCTTTGGCTCTTAGGAATAAATATGAAGAGTTCATTAATGAAGGTAGTCTTATTGTTATGCCTGGAAATATTTTAGATATGATGCAGGTTTATGATGATTTGGATGAATTCATAATTCGAACCGCTTATGACGTAAGATGCTTCGGTTATGACCCATATAATGCTAAAGAGTTTGTGGAACGATGGGAACGAGAAAATGGAGCATACGGAATAGAAAAAGTTATACAGGGGGCTAAGACTGAATCTGTACCATTAGGAGAGTTAAAGAAATTAGCTGAAGAAAGAATGTTGTTGTTCGACGAGGGGTTGATGACATTCACAATGGGAAATTGTATCACCATAGAAGATACCAATGGTAACCGTAAATTATATAAAAACAGATACGATGCCAAGATTGACGCTGTGGCTGCAATGATGGATGCATTTGTAGCATATAAGCACAATCGTGAGGCTTTTGAGTAGGAGACAAATTAAATGGAGTTATCTATTACTGATAGAATGAAGCACGCATTTAATGCGTTTATGAATCGAGACCCTACAGCTTATTATAATAGGAATCTTGGTTCTAGTTATTCCATACGACCCGACCGACCGAGATTAAGTCGGGGAAATGAGCGTTCAATTATTACTGCAATATTCAATCGAATAGCGATGGATGTGGCGGCAATAGATATAATGCATTGCAGATTGGATGAGAACAATCGATTCATAGAAAAAATCGATTCTGGACTCAACAATTGTTTGAATCTGGAAGCAAATGTAGACCAGAGTGGACGAGCATTTATACAGGATGCAGTTATGTCTATGTTAGATGAGGGTGTGGTTGCACTTGTTCCAGTTGACACTGATTTGAATCCAGCAAGCACTGATTCATATGACATACTTACAATGAGAACTGGAAAGATTCTTGAATGGTATCCAGCACATGTCAAAGTAAGGCTTTACAATGACCGTACTGGAGAGAAAGAAGACCTTATGCTGGCTAAGCGAGACGTTGCAATTATTGAAAATCCATTATTCGCCATAGTCAATGAGCCTAATTCAACGATGCAGCGACTTATGAGAAAATTAAGTTTACTAGATGTGACAGATGAACAAACGGCATCAGGAAAGCTGGATTTGATCATTCAGTTGCCGTATGTAGTCAAGTCAGAGGCGAGACGTGAACAGGCTAATCAGCGTCGAAAAGATATAGAACAACAGTTAGCAGAAGGTAAATACGGAATTGCATATACCGATGGTACCGAGAAAATCACTCAGCTTAACCGTTCAGTAGAAAATAATCTCATGAAACAAGTCGAATACCTGACTAATATGGTATACAGTCAAATAGGCATTACTCAGTCAGTTTTAGACGGAACTGCTGATGAAAAAACAATGCTTAACTATAACAACCGAACAGTCGAACCGATTGTATCGGCTATCGTTGATGAGCTGAAGCGTAAGTTCCTTACAAAAACAGCTCGTACTCAGCTGCAATCAATATCGTTCTTTAGAGACCCATTTAAACTGGTTCCAGTAAACGATATTGCTGAAATCGCAGATAAATTCACTAGAAATGAAATCATGACTTCAAATGAAATTCGCCAGATTGTTGGAATGAAGCCTTCTAATGACCCTAAGGCGGACCAGCTTATTAATAGTAACATTAGTCAGGCTAAAGAAGATAATATTCCTAGTGAGGGAAATGAAGAATATGGAGAAGGAGGAAAAAGTCAAAATGAGTAACTACGATTTTAGTGGCTATGCTACTAGAAATGACTTGCTGTGTCAGGATGGTCGAACAATACGACAGAATGCATTCGTTGATAACGATGGCTGTGAGGTTCCGCTTGTGTGGAACCATGAACACAATGACCCTAATGCTGTATTAGGACATGCGGTATTGGAAAATCGTAAAGATGGTGTTTATGCATACGGTATATTCAATGATACTGAACAGGGTCAGATGGCGAAGAAACTAGTTCAGAAAGGCGATGTTAAATCATTGTCGATATGGGCAGATCAGTTAAAGCAGATAGGTAATGATGTAATCCACGGAAACATCAGGGAACTCAGTCTTGTATTGGCTGGAGCGAACCCAGGTGCGTACGTGGATTTTGTTATGGCTCACAGTGTTGAGGAAGAGGATACATTATACGCTTCGTATGATGAGAATATCATGCTTTATCACTCGGCTGATGAGTCAGAGAAAAAGGAGGACAAGCAGGAAATGGCAGACAACGCAAAGTCACAGGAAGACAACAGTGATGATAAGACTGTTGAAGATGTAATCAACACAATGAATGAAGAACAGAAGAATGTTCTTTATACACTTATTGGAATGGCTCGAGAAGATGGAGCTGATGATGAAGATGAAAAAGGAGGAAATGGAAACATGAAACATAATGTTTTCGACAATGAAGGTGATACAAGACAGTCTAATGTTCTTAGTCACTCAGATGAGCAGCAGATTATTTCACTTGCTAAGCAGACAGGTGTTGGAAGTCTTAAAGCTGCTATGGAAATCTTTGCAGAAGAGAGCGGTACATTAGCTCATGGTGTGTTTGGAGATGAAACAGAGAAGTTATTCCCAGAATATGAGCTTCTTAAGAAGGGTGAGCCAGAAACACTCGAGAGAGATCAGAGCTGGATTGGACATGTAATTTCTGGTATTCATAAGAGTCCAATTAGTAGAATCAGAACAAGACAGGCTGATGCTCGTATTGCTGAACTCAGAGCCAAGGGATATCAGAAGAAGGGTTCTTATAAGCAGGAAATGGCTGACATCAAGCTTATTGGAAGAACAACCGATCCACAGACAATATTTATCAAAGCAGATATGCACAGAGATGATATTACTGATATCGTAGATTTTGATGTTGTAGGATATCAGTGGAGACTCATGAGACATATTCTTGATGAGGAACTTGCTCTTGCTGCTTTAATTGGTGATAGTAGAGATGAGGCTGACCCAGATAAAATTCACGAAGAGCATATTCGTTCTATTTGGAATGATAACGATCTTTATTGTATTCATCAGTCAATCGACTATGAAGGAATGAAGACAAAGCTCAATGGTACTAATACTGGAGCTAACTTCGGAGAAGAATACATTAAGGCTGAAGCAACAATTGCCGCAGCACTTTATGCAAGAGAAAAGTATAAGGGTTCGGGTAGCCTTGATTACTACTGCACACCACATGCACTTAATGTTATGTTACTCGCTAGAGATCTTAACGGTAGAAGAATCTACCCTTCAAAGGCTGACCTTGCAGCAGCACTTAATGTAGAAAATATCTACACCGTAGAGCAGTTTGAGGGAAAGACAAGAGAGGTAACTTCAGGCGGAACTAAGAAGCTTGTAGGTCTCTTTGTTAATCTTGGAGACTATCAGTTCGGTTCCACAAAGGGTGGTGAAATCACAAAGTTTGACGACTTTGATATGGATTTCAATAGATACAAGTATATGCTTGAAACAAGACTTTCAGGTTCATTAACAAAGCTGTATTCAGCTATTGCGCTTGAAGAAGATGCCTAATAAGTCTAAAAAAGTAAATAAGTAGGAGGAAGAATAATGGATAGAGTATTTCACCATGATGACAGCATGTATGTTGCTGCAAATAAGGTCTATACAAAGGCTGACGGAGTTGCTTATTCAGATGCAGAGTGCAAGGTATCGATTGATGCTGAAACTCTTGAAAAGCTGTTCTTAGAAGGAATGGTTGTAGTAGTTGATGGCGCTTCTTATAAGCCAATCAGCTGCAAAGTTGCATCAAAGGTAGCAACAGTTACATACGTAACAGCTGACAGTTCTGCGGCTACAACAGCTAAGCTCGCAACAGTTAAGTCTAAGTAGTCGGAGGATAAAAAGATGGGTAAATGGACTGGAAAGGTCGGATTTGCAGTTAACGGTGAAGTTGAGCCTGGATTATGGGTAGATGAAGTAGTTGAGAAAGTGTATAAAGGCGAACTGCTTAGTGATAGATGGAGACGACAGAATTCCATTGGAGTTAATGACAACATCAACTTATTGAATTCCATAAGCATAATTGCAAATCCATATGCTTTTGAGCATTGCTCATCGATTGCTTACGTTGAAATCAAGGGGGAGAAATGGAAAGTGACTGATATAGATGCTTCCACTCCTCCTAGATTAATACTGACTGTAGGGGGTGTATACAATGGCGAGCAGGCTTGAATTGCAGACAAAACTTGAAGAGTTATTGGGAACTAGGCATGTGTATTATCAATCCCCCGCCTCAGTCAAAATGGAGTATCCAGCTATAGTGTATTCACTGAACAACAGAGATATAAGAAAAGCGGATAACTCAGTATATACAGCAAACACAAGATATACAGTCACGGTAATTGATAAACGACCAGATAATTCAGTAATCGATAAGTTACTGGGATTACAGTATTGCTCATATGACAGGCAGTATATATCTGACAACCTTTACCATGATGTATTAACACTATATTTTTAATGGAGGAACATAAATGGCTAAGTTAAAATGGGACGTTTCTGGGGAACGTTTATATGAAACAGGTATTAGCAATGGTGTATTATACGTTCAGGACGAGAACGGAAAATATCCAAAGGGCGTTGCTTGGAATGGTTTAACAGCAGTTACAGAGAGTCCATCTGGAGCTGAATCAACAGCATTATATGCTGACAACATCAAGTATCTTAACCTCTTATCAACAGAGGAATTTGGTGCAACAATTGAAGCTTATCAGTCACCAGTTGAATTTGATGAGTGTGACGGTTCAAAGGCTGTCGTTGATGGTGTTACATTTGGTCAGCAGGATAGAAAGCAGTTTGGTCTTGCTTATAAGACAATTCTTGGTAACGATATTGATAAGAATAATCACGGCTATAAGTTACATATTGTATATGGAGCTTTAGCTGCACCATCAGAGAAAGCTTACAATACCGTTAATAATGACCCAGAGGCTATTACATTATCATGGGAGATTTCAACAACTCCGGTTGAGGTTGAAGGATTTAAGCCAACAGCAACAGTTATTATTGACAGCACAAAGATTGATGCTCAGAAGCTTAAGAAGCTTGAAGACATTCTCTTCGGTGCAGATGCTGGAGATGGTCCAAGACTTCCGCTTCCTGATGAAATAGTAACTCTCATGAAAGCAGCAGAATAATAAGAATATTATGATCATTTTTGACTCCGCTTGAAATATAGCGGGGTCTTTTTTTATTTAGGAAGGAGAATTTACGATATGTTAAAGATTACAAAAACATATGAAGATTGGAATGATACAGAAAGAACCGAGGACTTTTATTTTAATCTTACTGAGGCCGAGATTACAGAGCTTCAGATTGGTACAGTTGGCGGATTCGCAGAAACAATTGAGAAGATAGTTAATGCAAAGGACCAGTCTGAACTTATTAAGATTTTCAAGGAACTTGTTCTTATGGCATACGGTAAGAAATCAGCAGATGGTAAGAGATTTATGAAAGATGATGATACTAAGAAGGAATTTGTGGAGAATCCAGCTTATTCTATTATCTTCATGGAACTTGTATCAGATGCAGAAAAGGCTGCTGAATTCATTAACGGCATTATGCCAAAGAGTATTGATAAAGCCGAACTCCAGAAGAAAACTAATGAGTTAATGGCTAAGTATAACTAAGAAAAATCAGGGAGGTAAGAGATATGCTTCAGATAGTTGTTCCACCACCTTTATTAGAAGAATGGGATGAGTTGAGGGAAGAATTTGTATATCACGAATCTGGTAAGCCGTATGTGCTACAACTTGAACATTCTCTTATCTCGCTTTCAAAATGGGAAGAAAGGCATTGTAAGCCGTTCATATCATCAGAGAAAAACGAAGAAGAGACTCTGGATTACATTCGATGTATGACACTTACACCGCATGTTCCTAATGAAATATATGACCGCTTAACAAAAGAAAATATAAAAGAAATTTTAGACTACATTGAAGCTCCGATGACTGCCACTACTTTTTCAGATAGAGGGCCTAAAACCCCTAGCCGAGAAAAAGTGACCGCGGAGCTTATTTATTATTGGATGATTAAATGTCAGATACCTATTGAGTTTCAGAAATGGCATCTCAATAAGTTAATAACATTAATACGGGTTTGTGAAGTAAAAGATTCACCACCTAAGAAGCATAGTCAACGGGAATTACTTAATCATCATGCTGCTGTAAATGCAGCAAGACGAAAAGCACACACGAAAGGATGATTATTATGGAATTTTATGGAATTGATGTATCACATTATCAGGGAAATATAGATTGGAACGCAGTAGCTAAGACTGGTATTAATTTTGCATTTGTTAAGGCTGGCGGTTCTGAAGATGGAATTTATACAGAATCAATGTTTGAAAAGAATTATGCAGGAGCAAAAGCTGCCGGATTAAATGTAGGAGCCTATTATTTTCCAGGACCGAATTTTACATCAGAAGAAGCAGGAATCGCTGATGCCAGACGTTTCTTGGATATTATTGCTGGTAAGAAATTTGAAATGCCGGTTGCTATCGATTTGGAAGGTACTGAACCAGAAGATAAAGATGGTGCTACCGTAGCTACCATAGCATTTTGCAAGGTTATGGAAGCTGCTGGTTATTATGCAATGATTTATGGCGGCGACATATTCAGCTTCAAAGACCGCTTAAATCTTGATGGATTAGACGAGTTCGATAAGTGGGTTGCTAGATATGGCTCAGAACCACAGTATGTAAAGGAATATGGCATTTGGCAGTATTCATCAACTGATTATGTCGATGGTATTACAGAAAATACAGTTGATAAGAATGTGGCATACAAAGATTATCCATCGATTATTAAGTATTTAGGACTTAATGGGTTCACATCAGATGTTGTAGATGAACCAGAAGATGAGACTACAGATGAACCTGCTATTGAAGAGCCAGAAGAATCGTCAGATGAACCAGTCACTTATGTGATACAGTCTGGGGACACATTATCAGAAATCGCTGCAAGATACAATACAACGGTAGATGAACTGGTTGAATTAAATGGAATCGATAACCCAGATTTAATTTATCCCGGAAATGAAATCATTGTTAAGGCAGGTTCTTCGAGGGATGACGACTGTGATGTAGCATATCAGGTTAGACCTGGGGACACATTATCAGAAATCGCTGCAAGATACAATACAACGGTAGATGAACTGGTTGAATTAAATGGAATCGATAACCCAGATTTAATTTACCCTGACACTATATTAAAAATTAAATAATAAAGGTATAACTATGATTAGTTTCAGACAAAAGGGCGACTTTTCGAAGTTGAATAAATACTTTGAAAGGGTTAGAGAGGCTGCTCGAATCGGCGTATTAGACAAGTATGGTCGAGAGGGAGTGGCAGCCCTTGCGTCTGCTACACCTATAGACACAGGAGTAACCGCCAATTCGTGGTATTACGAGATAAATCGTCAAAATGGAAGCGTTTCAATCGAGTTTAAAAACTCAAATATAAACAATGGTGTTCCTATAGCAATAATTTTGCAATATGGACATGCCACTGGAAACGGAGGCTGGGTTCAGGGTCGAGATTATATTAATCCTGCTATCCAGCCTATTTTTGACACAATCGCAGATAACGCTTGGAGGGAGGTTACTAAAGCATGAGTAGCAAAGAAGTTGACGAGCGTGTCGTCGAAATGCGGTTTGATAATGCTCAGTTTGAGAAAAATGTTCAGACGAGTATGTCAACATTAGATAAGTTAAAAGCCAAACTTAATTTTAATGGTGTTTCTAAAGGTCTTGAAGATGTTGGAAATGCCACTAAAAAACTTGAGTTTTCAGGTGTGACTTCTGGTATAGAAGCAGTGCAGGCGAAGCTCTCAGCAATGGAAGTAATAGGTGTTACTGCATTGGCTAACATAACTAATTCTGCGGTTAATGCTGGAAAGAGAATTGCATCAGCTATAACCATTGACCCAGTTCGAGATGGTTTTAACGAGTATGAAACTCAGATGAACGCAGTTCAGACGATTCTGGCGAATACTCAGAAAGAGGGAACAAATGTAAAACAGGTTAATGCTGCGCTTGACCAGTTAAATACTTACGCTGATAAGACCATATACAATTTTACGGAGATGACACGTAATATTGGTACTTTCACAGCAGCAGGTGTTAAGTTGGACACTTCTGTGTCGGCCATTCAGGGTATAGCCAATCTAGCCGCAGTGTCAGGTTCAACATCTCAACAGGCGTCTACTGCTATGTATCAGCTTTCACAGGCTTTGGCATCCGGTACAGTTAAACTTATGGACTGGAATTCAGTTGTTAATGCTGGCATGGGTGGTCAGGTATTTCAGGATGCATTAATAAGAACCTCTGAAAAACTGGGAACCGGTGCACAAGCATATATTGATGCTGCTGGTTCATTTAGAGAATCACTGTCAAAGGGTTGGTTGACGACGGATGTTCTGACCGAGACTTTAGATATGTTTTCTACAGCCGCTGATACTGAAGAAGAATATGCAGCTGCTATTCAGAAGTTTGTTGATGAAGGATATTCAGAAGAACAGGCTATAGATATGGCCAATATGGCTAAAACTGCTGGTGAAGCAGCAACAAAGGTCAAGACATTTACACAGCTTATAGGTACACTCAAAGAGGCTCTCGGTTCTGGCTGGACAACGACCTGGCGATTAATAATTGGCGACTTTGAAGAGGCTAAGGAACTCTGGACAGATGTTTCAGATGTTCTTAGCAAGTTAATCAACAACGCTTCAGAGGCAAGAAATAAATTAGTAGAGGGAGTTATGTCTTTTAATCCTTTTACTAATATGCTTAATAAACTAGAGAATTCTGACGTTGGAAAAACTGTTAAACAGATAAATAATTTAACAAATAGTCTCGAATATTATCAGAAAGTAGTAACCGATGTATGGAGAGGCGATTATAAGAATTCCGATACAGGCCGATATGAATTGCTTGATGAAACCGGATATAATCATCAAGTTATACAGGATTTAGTTAATAAAGGTTATGAATACGAACTTACAGTAGAAGATGTGCAGGAAGCGGAAGCTAAGTTTGCAGATTCATTAGGGGACTCTACTGAAGAAATTCAAAATGAATCTAAGCAATTGTCGAAGCTTTCAGACGAACAGTTAAGACATGCTGGTTTGACCGATGATGAGATTTCTATGTATAGAGATTTGGAAAAACAGTCTGAGAAAACTGGCAAATCTATAGAAGAACTCATTAGCGATATGAGTGCAAAGGATGGTAGAACTTTATTATGGGATGGACTTGGTAATATTGGAGAAACTCTCATAATTACATTTACAGCCATAAAGGATGCATTCTCTGAGATATTCCCAGCGCCATCCGTTGCTAAGATTTATGGTGTTATTGATGGATTTAATGCACTTACTGAAAAGATGAAAGAATTCAGTAGCACACATGCATATGATGTAGAGCAGACTTTCAAAGGATTGTTTGCGGTAATTGATATTGTGCGAATGGTTTTAAGTTCTGGTCTTACAGTTGCATTTAAAGCATTGAAAGGAATCCTTAGTGCATTTGATATAGACATCATTGAATTTACAGGTTATATAGGTGAAGCACTTGTTAATCTTCGTAATTGGTTGAAAAATAATGATTACATCGAGAGATCTTTCAAGAAAGTAGGAGAAGGATTAAAAGTTGTAATCGACGGATTTAAGAAACTTATAGATTTACTTAAAGAATCGCCAAGAATTCAGAAATTTGTTGATATTATAAAAGATATTGACCTAAAAGAAGCTGGTGGATTTGTCGTTGAAGGTCTTAAGAAAGGCTTATCGTCAGGATTAACCATTATTCCAGATATGCTGAAAGATATAGGTTTAAAACTACTATCAGCATTTGAGAAAGTGCTTAGAATTGCTTCCCCATCTAAAGAGATGGAGGCTGATGGTGAATTTGTAGTTGCTGGATTGGTTAAAGGTATAGAAAACACTGCATCTACAGTATGGGATGCAATAAAAGACATTGGTACAAAGATAATTACCAAGTTTAAAGAGATTAAGGTCGGCGAAGCATTAACTAAGGTTATATCAGTTGGTGCTGGCGTTGGAATGCTAGCCATCACAAAGAACCTTGTTGACACATTTAAGAATATAACAGCTCCAATGGCTAGTGTTGGTGAATTTATAGAGACACTTGATAAGTCAGTCAAAAAGACAGCTAAAGCGATAGGCAAGAATCTTAAAGCATCTGCATTTGAGAAGAAAACAGAAGGTGTTCGTAATCTTGCATTGGCGCTTTTAGCATTATCTGCGGCAGTATTTATAATGTCAAAGATAGACACTAAAAAGTTATGGTCTACAGTTGGTGCAATAGGTGTATTGGCTGTAATACTTGTTGGATTGGCAGTTGCAATTAGTAAGCTGACAGATTCTGCTGTCGAATTAGATGGCAATAGCAAGACACTTAAGTTAAGTGGGTTAAAAACTACACTCATAAGTATAGGTGTGGCTCTAGCATTAATGGCAGCAACTGTTAAGATTATGGGAAGTTTAAATCCTGATGCGTATATGCAAGGATTGTTGGGTCTTGTTGCTCTTATGGGTGTTATGATGCTTTTAATAGTATCTATGAGTTTACTTGTATCTGACAATAATAGTAAGAGTATACAGCAGGCTGGAAAAGCTATGAAGAAGATTGCTACAGCAATGATTCTTATGGTAGCTGGCATAGCTATTCTTGGAAATATGAAACCAGAGAAGTATGCTCAGGGCCTTGATGGGTTTAATACTATCACGGCAGCTTTACTTGCAACCATAATCGGTTTAGTGGCATTAACCTATATAGCAACAGACAAAGACATATCTCAGGTTGGAAACTTAATGCTTAAGATAAGTGCCTCTATGTTATTAATGGCTGTTATGCTCAAGATGCTTAAGTCCATTGAACCAGCAGAAATGATAAAAGGAGCATTAATAGTTGGAGCTGCAATTGGTCTTGTCGCGGTGTTAGTTGCTCTATCACATCTTGGAAAGAAAAATGGGAAAGACATATCTCAGGTTGGAAACTTAATGCTTAAGATAAGTGCCTCTATGTTATTAATGGCTGTTATGCTCAAGATGCTTAAGTCGGTAGATTATGCTGAAATTGGAAAAGGTGCATTAATCTTGGCTGGAGTTGCAGTATTAATTGCTGGATTGGTCGCATTAACTCATAAAGCATCTGATAAACAGATAAAAGGAATCGGTAAAATGCTATTGGCTGTATCGCTGTGCTTTGCAGTTATGGCTGGTGTGTGTTTAGTTCTTGGGTTATTGCCGGTTGACAAAATAGTTCAGGGATTAGCGGCTGTAGCAGCATTCACAATATTAATAGAGGGATTAATAGCTGTGGCAGCGATTGCTGGTAAAGTAGATGAGAATGCATCTAAAACTTTAAAGAGTGCTGCAATTGCGATAGGCGTTATGGCTGCCGCAGTGGCAATATTATCTATACTCAAACCGGAGAAGATAATAGTGGCTACAGCATGTATGAGCGTACTAGTCGGATTATTTGCATTGGTTGAGTTCTGTGCTTCAAAAGTACAAGGAGCAATGGGGTCTTTGATTGCTATGGCAGTTGTTATAGGGCTTCTTGGTGGATTACTCATTGCTATATCATGTTTGCCGGTAGAGAAAACTATGGTCGCGACAGCAGAATTAGCGATATTAATGGCAGTTATGGCTGGAGTGATGTTCTTAGTAAGTAAAGTCCCAGTCAGTGCGGCTATAACTGGCGCTGCTGGATTAGCTGCATTCATGCAGCCACATTAGCAATTCTCGGCGGTCTTAGTAAGATACCAGGAGTATCAGATATAGTTAATTCCGGAGGAGAGTTCTTAGCAAATATTGGATATGCTCTTGGAAATTTCATTGGTAGTATTATTGGCGGATTTGGTGCAGGTGTTTCTTCAGGACTACCTGAAATTGGAACTAACCTTGCATTATTTATGGAAAATGCTCAGCCATTTTTCGATGGTATTACCGGTATAGATGCTGTGTCAATGATAGCGAATATTGGTTCATTAACAGCTGCTATATTATTGCTAACAGCAGCTGATTTTATATCCGGCATGGCTACATTTATGAAAGGTAAGAATTCATTTTCTCAGTTAGGAAAAGAGCTTTCAGCATTTATAGTAAGTGCTCAGCCATTTATAGATGGTGCTAAATCGCTCACTGGTGAGATGATGGAAGGTGTTAAGGCATTATCAGAAACATTACTGATGCTTACTGCCGCTGATTTAATAGATGGAATAAGCTCTTGGTTGACTGGAGGAACATCATTATCAGATTTTGCCGAACAGTTAAAGCCTTTTGGCGAAGCAATGGTAGAATTTTCTGATGTGGTGGCTGGAAAGATTGATATTGATGCAGTTAATTCCGCAGCAAACGCTGGAAAGATAATGGCTGAGATGGAGAAGAGTGTCACTAAAACAGGTGGCGTAGTGCAGTGGTTTACCGGTGAGCATGATATGGGTAAATTCTCAACACAATTAGTTCAGTTTGGTAGAGCAATAGTTCGTTTCTCCGACACTGTATCGGTTGGAGTGAATGAAGAAGCCATAACAGCCGCAGCAAACGCTGGAAAGATTATGGCTGAAATGCAGAAAGACATTACACCATCTGGGGGCGTTGTAGAATGGTTTACCGGTGAAAAAGATATGGGTAAATTCTCAACACAGCTAACTCAGTTCGGAAATGCTATTGTTAATTTTTCTAGTAAAGTGGCTGGAAAGATAGATGAAGGAGCAGTAACAGCAGCCGCAAATGCCGGTGCAATAATTGCAGATATGCAAAAGAATATAGCCCCATCAGGTGGTGTAGTGCAGTGGTTTACAGGCGATAAAGACATGAGTGCATTCTCTAAACAGTTAGTTCAGTTTGGTGAAGCAATCGTTAAATATTCCGATAAGGTCACAAATGTTGATGCTACAGGTGTCGAAAAGTCTCTAACATTTTCAAGAGCATTGCTCGGTGTAATAAACAGTTCATTATCAATAAATGAAAATGGGATAACTAAGTTTGGTAAAACCGCAGATATCGGTACAACAATTCAGGCATATGCTGAGAAAATAGCGTCTGTAAACTTAACATCAGTAACCACGTCAATCAGTGCTGCAAAACAATTACGAGACTTTGTACAAAGTTTAAATAACTTTGATATATCGGGAATAGCAACCTTCGATGAGGCTGTTAAAGAATTTTCAAAAGTTAATATGAGTTCGATAAAGAATGTACTTGATGGATATTCTTCAGAATTCAATGACCTTGGAAAGAAATTCTTAACCTCGTTGGTTGAAGGCTATTCATCGAAAGAAGAAAGCTTTTTAGCAGCGGTTGATTCAAGTTTACAAAGAGCCATAGAAACAATTAATTCATACTATCAGAGTATTAATAGTAGCGGAGCATATCTGGTTAGTGGTTTTGTCTCTGGTATAAACGTCAATACGTTCAGAGTAGAAGCATCTGCTAGAACAATGGCTAAGGCAGCATATGATGCAGCTAAAAGAGAATTAGATATCAATTCACCATCTAGGGTTATGGAAAAATTAGCTAGTTATGTTCCTGCTGGATTTGCTAAGGGTATTAATAATAATCTTGGATTAGTTAATATGTCATCTTCCGATATGGCTAATACGGTCATTGACGGTGTTGGCAACGCCATATCCAAGATATCAGAACTTATAAATGGTGATATGAATATGCAGCCAACTATAAGACCTGTCGTGGATTTATCAGACGTTCAGACAGGCGTTGGAGCAATAGCGGCTATGATGCCTATAGGAGGTACTATAGGTATTTCTGGAGGCTTTAATACCGTTGCTACAATGATGAATCGAAATCGTCAAAATGGAAATAATGACGAAGTTATTTCAGCCATTAACAAACTCGATAAGAGTTTAAATGGTCTTTCTAAACCAACATACAACGTTGGTGGAATAACGTATGATGATGGAAGTGCAGTATCCGATGCTGTACAGGAATTAATAAGAGCAGCTAGAATAGATAGGAGGTCATGATATGGCTAGTGTATCAGGTTTGACTATAAAACGACAGACTGGCAGTAGCACATATTATGCTACATGGGATTTTGACAGTTCCATATCACAGTCTACTGGTGGCGGAGTCAATGAAGGTGACTGGGTCACAATTAACGATGGCGCAACTTGGTATAATGGAGTAGAAATAGCTGATTGGTGTTTTAGCGAGACATGGATGGTTATTCAAGTATCTGGAGACAGAGCTGTACTTGGTGAAAATCAGGGTGGAGGCCATGACATACAAAGTCCGATTAATGTTAACGATTTGAGTGGTGGAAGTGGTGAATCTACTGAAACTATAACTGACACATTAGAGAATTATGATGTGCAATGGTATTATGATACTGGAGACGACATATGGTTTGAAGGTACATCTGATTCGCCAACATCTACTCATTCGGTATACTCGTCACCGCCTAGCAATGCACTTAGAATCAAAGTCAAGGTTACCCCAGTATCAAAGACTTATACAGTTAACGATAATGAGACATCCTATTGGACAGGTGAGGCAAATGAAGAAGAGTTTTCATTGGCTGGGGACCCTCCTGAAACTCCAACGACGCCTACAACTGAAATTGAAAAATTAAAGTTAACAGCGTCTATAGAAAACATATCAGATCCAAGAACAGACCAGATAGAATTCGAAGTATACAACGATTTAGTTAAAGTTAATAGCACAATCGTTGATGTAAAGTTGTGTATGGCTTCTATGTCTACAAATGTCATAGCTGGCGGAAAATACCGAGTTAGATGTAGGGCCATCAATCTTTATTACTCGTCTAAGATATACGGAGAGTATTCAGAATTTACAAGTGAGCTGTTAACTATACCTGCACCAGTTACTAATATCGTTGCTTCGGCTGATAGTAAAACATCAGTCGTATTAGATTTTGATAAATCTTCCACAGCAACGGGGTATAAAATTGAATATGTTACAAACCGCGATTATTTTGATACATCATCGCAAACCAGTTCGTTATCGGTAACGACTAACAGAGCGCATGTTATAGGACTTGACACTGGTAAAGAATGGTTTTTCAGAGTTGCTGCTACGAATAGTAAAGGAGATTCAGAGTGGAGTGATATTGTTTCGTTAACGATAGGCTCTGCTCCAGCAGCTCCTACAACATGGTCATCTACAGCTACAGCTATCGTAGGTGAGCCATTGAATTTATATTGGGTACACAATGCAAAAGATAATTCAAGTCAAACATTTGCTCAGATAGAGATTGACGTTAATGGAACTGTTAAAACATATACTCAAAAGAATAGTACAGATGAGGAAGAAAAAGATAAAACAAGTTCTTTCTCTATAAATACTTCTCAGTATACAGAAGGAACAGTATTAAAATGGCGAGTTAAGACGGCTGGAGCAACAAATGAATATGGTCCATGGTCAGTACAGAGACAGGTAAATATTTATGCTCAACCTACATTAGAACTTGGACTCACTAATGCATCAGGTGTTTCTGTAGAAACAATATCAGCATTTCCGTTTTATATTTCAGCAGTTACAGGACCGAAAACTCAGTCACCAATAGGCTATCATCTCACTATAACAGCCGAAGAATCTTATACCACAGTTGATGCTGTTGGAGAAGATAAGATTGTCAATTCTGGAGATGATGTATATTCGCAGTACTTCGATATATTTACAAGTTTGAAAGCTGAGATATCAGCATATAACATAGCTATAAAAAACGGTATGCATTACACCATTACATGTGTTGCATCAATGAATTCAGGTTTGTCTGTACAAAAAACATTATCATTTAATGTTGCATGGGATGCTATAAAGTACAAACCTAATATCTCAATAAGTGTGAATAAGAAAAATTTCACAGCTTATCTAAGACCTTATTGTCTTGACATGAATAATAAAGAAACAGATAAGGTCATAATATCAGTATTTCGTCGTGAATTCGATGGTTCATTCACTGAAATAATCTCAAACATTGAAAATAACAAAAATACATATATTACTGACCCTCATCCAGGTCTGGATTATGCAAGATATAGGATTGTAGCAACAGAAAAATCTACGGGAACTATTAGTTACTATGATGCTCCTGGATATCCAATAGGATGCCGTTTTGCGGTGATTCAATGGGATGAAAAATGGAGAAATCTTGAAAATGCTACAGTTGACGCACAGGAACAAACGCCATGGACTGGTTCTTTATTGTTACTAAAGTACAATCTTGATGTTAGTGACAGTAATGCTCCAGATAAATCTCTTGTTGAATATGCTGGTCGAAAGCACCCAGTATCTTACTATGGAACACAGTTAGGAAGTACATCAACATGGAGTGTAGAGATACCAAGGAATGATAAAGATACTTTATATGCAATAAGAAGACTCTCAACATGGATGGGAGATGTATATGTTAGAGAACCATCAGGAAGCGGATATTGGGCTAGTGTAACAGTAAGTTATGATATAAAGCATACTGAATTAACTATACCAGTATCATTAACAATTACAAGAGTAGAAGGAGAAAAGTAATGATTGATTGGCATGAGTCGATGGAACAGACCTTTGAGTATTACGTTGTTGATCCAGGTACTTGGAAAGACAAACAGAAACTTGATACGGTCAAACCTGGTTCAACAATTAAGCGTGATTCAAAGTCTGATACGTTGGGTTCAGCATCAATTAAAATTACGGGTCTGGTAGGAGAGTGTTATATAAGGGCATATCTTATAGCAATTCAAAATGGAGTTATTTATAAAGAGCCTTTAGGAACATTTCTTGTCCAGACCCCTTCTTCTTCGTTTGATGGAAAGGTAAAAAGTGTCACATTAGACGCTTATACGCCTTTAATAGAGCTGAATGAAAACCCTCCAGCTCTTGGATATTTCACACCAAAGAAATCAAATACTATGGATGAAGTATACAGACTGGCTAGGGATAATTGTAGGGCTCCAGTGGTGCCGTCGAAGTCTGATAAAGTGTTATATTCAGATTTTGTTGCAAACACCAGTGATACTTGGCTTACATATTGCAAAGATTTGGCCGCAAATGCTGATTATGAACTTGGATTGGATGAGATGGGGAGAATTATATTTCCCCCAACCCAAGAATTAGAGTCATTGCAGCCAGTGACAACATATAACGATGATAATAGTTCGATATTGTTACCAAGTATAACAATGGAGCATGATATATATGGAATACCTAATGTTGTCGAAATAGTGTACTCAAATAATAATGATTACCATTATTCACGAGTAGTAAATGATGATGTAAATAGCCCTACTTCTACGGTTAATAGAGGAAGAGAAATTATACATAGAGTTACTGATTTGAACTTAGCAGGTATCCCAACAAATGCACAAGTTGATGAATACGCCGAGAAGCTTTTAAAGTCACTATCTACAGTAGAATATACAATCACATATACGCATGGTTATTGCCAGACTCGTTTAGGTGATTGTGTAAGACTGAATTACAAAGCTGCTGGATTGACTGATGTAAAAGCGAAAGTTATATCGCAATCAATAATTTGTGAATCTGGTTGTCCAGTTGAAGAGACTGCCAAATATACTAAAAACTTATGGAGGTGAGCGTTGTAATGCCATTAAGCGAAAATCTTAAAGACCAATTTGCCAAAATGGTTAATGCAGGCAATCCCAAGGAGAACACAGACAATACTGTGTATGGTACTGTTAAAGTTTATTCAGATGGCACAAAGGCAGTAGTGTTAGACGGTTCAAATATTGCAACTCCGTTTGAAACCGTTACAGACGCCGAAGATGGCGATAGAGTAACAGTGACAATCCGGAATCACAAAGCAGTTGTTACTGGTAATCTTAGTTCACCAGCTGCTAGAACTGATGCTGTTAAAACCAACAGCGAGAAGATTGGAGAATTCAACACAGTACTCTCTAATAAAGTTGATACCGATGAACTTGATGCTCAGGTAGGCAGAATCGATACCCTTGAATCAGATAACGCTACAATTAAGCAGAAATTAACTGCATCTGAAGGCGAATTTAAGGAAATAAAAACCAAACAGCTTGAAGTTGAGGAAAAAGTCACAGCAGCTGAAGCAGAAATTAAAACAATAAAGAGTGATAAAATCGATGCTACGGTTGTCGAGTCTGAGTATACAAAGACTAAAGTTTTTGATGCGTTAGCCGGTACTGTTGGTACATTAAACGGTGACTTTTCGAACTTCAAGAATACGACAACAGAAAAACTTGATGCTCATAAAGCTGACATAGACGAACTGAATACCAAGAAACTTAATTCTGAAGATGCAGATTTGAAATACGCCAATATTGATTTTACTAATATTGGTACGGCTGCAATGGAGCATTTTTATGCACAGTCAGGTCTTATTAAGAATGTAGTAGTTGGTGACCAGACAATCACTGGAGAGTTAATCGGTGTCACAATCAAAGGTGATTTAATTGAGGGTAATACAGTTGTCGCAGATAAGCTTGTCATAAAAGGTGAGGACGGACTGTATTATAAGTTAAATACAGATGGCATTACCACTGAGACTGAACAGACTGATTATAACAGTATTAACGGACAAGTAATCAGAGCCAAATCAGTAACAGCATCTAAAATAGACGTTAAAGATTTGGTAGCTTTTGATGCAACCATTGCCGGATTCAAAATAGATGACAACGCCATACATTCTATAGGAAAAGAATCAGCGACTAGCGGAGTTCGTGGTATATATCTTGGAAAAGACGGTCAAATGGCTGTCGGCGACGGTAATCATTATATTAAATATTATAAGGATACGGACGGTAGCTTCAAACTTGCAATATCTGCCGAGAGTATGGAGTTTAGTTCGGGAACCAGTGTTAAAGACGCAATCGATAATATTAACAATAAAGTTGATGATATTAAGTCGATAAAAAACACAACTGTAACTTATCAGGTAGGGGATAGCAATACAAAAGCTCCTACTGGCACTTGGAGTCCAAACATTCCATCAGTACCTGTTGGAAAATATTTATGGACAAGAACAGTGTTCACATATTCAGACGATACGATAAGCACGTCATACGGTATAAGCTCTATGGGCGCTAAAGGTGATCAAGGTATACCTGGTACGAATGGTCAAAATGGAAAAAGTATAGGTTCAGTTATTAATTATTATCTGGCTACAAATGCTAATACAGGAGTTACTGCTAGCACATCAGGTTGGACAACCACTGTACAATCTGTATCTGCCAGTAAAAAATATTTGTGGAATTATGAGATTGTTAAGTATACTGACGGAACAATAGCAAGTACGACGGCACCTTGCGTAATTGGAAGTTATGGTGATACTGGAGAAGCTGGAAAGAATTTTAATTGGAATTTGATTAAATATGATTATATAGAAGCAATGGCAGCTGAAATTGATAAGAGCGAATATGTTAAGAGCGGAAAAGTAATATGTGAAGGCAATAATATTAATTCCGGGTTTAAGATTGATTCTGCTGATTGTTACGAACCATCTACTCAATATATTCTTAGTGGATATATTACGGTAATCAGTAAGACATGTAATAATTTGTATTTTTATAATGGCAAGAATCATGTATTTATTTCTTTATCAATAGATGGCAGGAATTATTCAACACCATTTAACGAATTAATAGCCGCAAATTCAATATTAAACGATGGTAAATCACATTATTTTGAACTAAGATTTCAAACGGCTACAGATATACCTGATGATACAGTTGTCTCTTATACATATATACAGCTTAATAAATCGAATACTACGAATATTAGATATCAAATTGCCGGATTGAAACTTGAAAAAGGAACGGAAGCTACTGATTGGTGTCCAGCTCAGGAAGACCTTAAGGGCGAAAAAGGCGATACTGGAGCTACAGGAAAAGGCGTTAAGTCTACCGCTATAACATACCAAGCAGCAGCAAACGGTACGACTGTTCCAACTGGTACATGGGTAGCATCACCACCAACAACCACATCAGCATTACCTTATATGTGGACTCGAACTATTATTACATATACTGATAATACAACATCCACTTCATATAGTATTGGTTCTACTCCAGAAGGAATACAGGTTGGTGGAAGGAATTTGTTAACCGGTTCTGCAGGTTGGACTAAAGCCAATCCAGCAAAAAGTACAAATGCACCAGATGGCTATGTATATATTGGTGGAAGAGTATATCTTGAAAATGGTAAGACATATACTTTGCAAGCTGTTAGTGATTCCGTATGGGCTACAGAACATGGCGATCGAACTGGTAAAGCAACAATATGGATTCATGGTTTATTAGGAGATGATTTTCACAGAGTTTTTTGTGGAGATGGTATAACATCGGGACGATATACATGGACATTTGTTCATACATCAGCTACTCAGAATTGTGAAATAAGAATCAACGGTTATAGTAAAATTACAAGCTTCTGGGACATTAAGATTGAATCGGGAAATAAAGCTACAGACTGGACACCAGCACCTGAAGATGTTAATTCAGCTATAAACAATGTCAATTCTAAATTCGGAAGTTATTACACTAAAACAGAATCTGATTCCAAGATAACTAAAACAAAAAATGATATAACACAGTCAGTATCCACGACATATCAGAGAAAAGATGCTATGGGTAACTATTATACAGCTGCTCAGACTGATGCCGCTATAAAAACCCGTGGCGATGATATTGAGCTGAAAGTTAATGGAATTCAGATTGGTGGCGTAAATAGATTTGTAAAAAGTACTGCCACCAAAAACAAATACTTAACAGCCACTGGCGAAATAATGGACGGCGGTAATTACTGGGATTTAACGGATTACATTGATGTGTCAAAATGGAATGATTATATAGCAAGCGGATGGACTAACCTGGGAAATTCACCGGCTACTTGTTTTTATGACAGCAATAAAAAGTTTATTAGCGGAGTAGCAGATAAATCCACAGGAGTTAGAGGCTCTTTGGTTGTTCCTTCTAATGCTACATATATGCGTTTTAGCTTCGCACATGTAGACACAGATAGCCTGAAAATAGAAAAGGGTACAAAAGCTACAGATTATTCTCCAGCACCAGAGGATGTTGATTCGACTATAAACAATGTAAAGGAAAGTACTAATCAATATATCACAGATGTCTCTGACAGCTTGGGAAAAACAGAAGAAAAATTAGCCGATTTGGAATCCAATACCAACGCCACACTTAAATTATGCGTAAAAGAAGATGAAACTGGACGCCTAAAGTCTATGATAGAAGCCATTGCCGATACTATCAACATCACGGCAAAAGGTGGATTGAATCTTACTGGTAATAGATTCAGTGTAAGTAGTACGAATCTTACTATTACTAAAGATGGTAGCATGACATGTAAGAATCTTTCGGTTACAGGTGGAAATATTAATATCGAAGCAGACGATTATCAAACTGGTAAAATATCAACTCATGCTAATTGGTATACGTCGTCATTATCGCCATTTGGGCTAACTGCTACTGGGCGATTTAACAATGCTACATATTCCAACTCTGGAATAGAGTTTGCAAGAAATGGGACATCTGAAAGTGTTATTGTCATAGGGTGTAACAGTGAAGTTGATGATATTGGAATATATGCTAACAGTGCAAGAATAACATCGCAATTGACTATACCAGTCGGATATAACAAGTTAAATCAGCGTGCAACCACATCAGCAAATAGTATTCAAGCGTTTAATTATGCATGGACAATAAACGGTACGGGATTATTTATACTTAATGCTGGAGTCTGGACTGATACCACTGATGATTATGGAACCACTAATTGTGCTATCTATGTCAATGGAGCATGTGTTGTAGCAAATACTCATCGATATGGTGAAAGTTCAAATTCAGTAGAATTAGATGCCGGTGCAACATTTGTATACTGGTTCGTGAACGCTAATAATCAGAAAGTGCTATTACAAGCAGGCTCAACAAAAACAGGAAACAAAACACTCACATACACTGTTCAAGGCTTATTCGGCTTGGCGGTAACTTAAAAAGAAAAGGAGATTAATATTATGTTAGAAACAAGAAGCGATATTACATTATCAGGAACAAGCTACATCGAAAAAGCTGTAGCTGGAGCAGAAACAAAGATGAGAACAGATGTTGTTTATCTCACAGCAACAATTAACTCAGGCAGCATCAGTTATTCAGTGAATAAGACTATTCAGGACAAGGATACTTATTTGAAGAATAAAGAATCATGTGATAAAGATATAGCAGAATTTGAAGCTACAGTAATGAGCTACATACAGCAGGCATAAGGAGAAATTCAAAATGGATTTGACATTAGGCGAAATAAGAGATAAGTATAAGGTTTTTGTAGCAATATCTTCAAAAAAGCTCCCAATAAAGTTGTCATACGCAATTTCGAAGAATCTTTCAGTATTAGAAAAAGAAGCAAACTTAATTGATGATAATCGTATAAAGTTGGCAGAGGCTTATGCTGAAAAGAATCCTGACGGAACTCCAATTATTGATGAGAATAAGTGCTATGTTATTAACGAAGCAGCATTACCAAGTCTTAATAAAGAAATTGCTGAGTATTATCGAACCGTAACCAGTATCGATATTTGCAAAGCTAATATTAAAGAACTTGATAAGCTTGAGGACTCAAGATACGATGCTCTTAGCCCAGCAGAGATATCAGCATTGGATTTTATGCT